TTCGAACTTAATACTGTTTTCGGCCAGTATTAACCGCGCACGCGGCATGGTGCGTGTCCGTAAAACGATTCCTCGTTGGGCATGTTCGATTGAACCCGCCATCTTGGACCGTTTCGTTGAGTTTAAGGGGCTGTTGGAAGTACTATATGGTGTAGTACTGCCTCTGCCAACTCATGTTACGGATCTTAATGGGCTCAATAAGTTTTGTTCTGGACTTATTGAGAAAGATGGTGAACACCTTTATCGACAACCCATTTGTCGACTTAGTGCGCGTTCTCGTATGAGTTTCGCGCACTCTCTCTTTCTTTTTCGTAAGGTGGTACCAAAGGCGATGCCGGACGTACCTGCTTACCTCAGTAAGATGGCTCAAGCTCAGGAGCCTCCCGATGCTGATTTTCTGGCTTACGCCAGGCGTCTCACTCGGAAGCTATTCCCTCTCGGGTGGGATAGGTCTTACTGTCGTAACGTAGGTACAAGTACACTGTCCACGTCTTCCTGTGTGGAAGGGGGGGCCAGCGTAGGTGGGAAGCGAGGGTTGCAGAAGAAGTCCACGTGGCTGCGATCTGAGTTTTGTTCGCAGGCGCTTACTTCGTGTTCTGCTCCTTCCCGTCCGTCGTCGAAGGTTGTATCGGTTGAGACCGGTGGAAAGTGGCGTGTCATTACTGTCCCTCCTCGCGTGGACAGTTTGTTGTCACCTCTCCACACAACCATATACAACCGCCTCTCCCGATTCAAGTGGCTTTTGCGCGGGGATGCAAAACAAGGTCGATTCAAAGATTTCTACCGAGTACCAGGAGAAATCTTTGTAAGTGGTGATTACGAATCAGCCACTGACAATTTAAACCTTATCCTTCAACGCGCAATACTTGATGAACTGCTGAGTTCCTCGGTACTTATTCCTCAGGGAATAAAGGAACATGCTCTCTCTCTTTACGAGGCTGGTCAGCTCTCGTATGAGGGAGTTCTCTACCCTAGGCGTAGAGGGCAGTTGATGGGAGATCTAACTTCATTCCCCTTGTTATGCCTGGTAAACTACATTACGTTTCGGTATTCTGTTGGAGCAGGTTGGCGATCCATACCTGTGAAGATAAATGGCGACGATATCGTTTTTCGTGCGACGCCCGAAGTGGCTTCACTTTGGGAGCGTAATGTAGCTAAGGGAGGGCTCACGTTGTCTAAAGGGAAAACCTTAAAGGACCCTAGGTTCTTTACCCTTAACTCTTGTCTTTTCGAAGGCGGGAGTTGTAAGGCAAAGGCGGTTGGCTTTGTCCGAGCGTCTTCAATTTGGTCTCGTACCTCATTGGCTGAGCAAGTTCTGAGCATGAAAAGTAGGTTCTTTTCATCATCAGTCGCGATGGGAGGTGAGAGGACTCGTTTTGTTCGCGAGTTTTTCCTCCGATGTAATGAGAAAGCCATCCATGCATCGCGAAGATCCATAACAAGGGGTCTTGAGTTAGTTGTGGATCGGGAGATGTTACACAGCGTAGGCTTGTGGCATCGCGAGCTCTTTTACCTTGAACAGGGTCAAGAGCCAGCACTACCCCTGTTTGTGAAGGGGGGGGTTCCCGATGGATTCGTTCAGGTCAGTTCCAACCGCGTGTCCCCGGACATGGTGGTTGAGGGACGTAACCGTTTCAACCGGGCACAGTACGTCCGAGCCTGGGACGAATTCTACTACCGAGAAGAGTACGATGAGGATGCCATATTCAGAGCGATCCGTGAGGGTTGTTCTCCCTATGGAATTAACCACTTTAGGGGCCTAGCTCGCGTCCGTAGAATGCTTCGGCTTTCTAGGAGGCAGCTTTGGATATGGGTCTACATTCGTAAGAACGATCGCTTCTTTGGCAGGCATCGTTGGGAGAGAAAGAGTCTGGTGTGGGTTCATGAGGACATGTTGTGCAACCTTAGGCAACACGTTGATTTCGTCAAGTCCGTTTGAATCACCAGCTGACGTTTGTGGTGCCAGCGCTCCGAATCCATACTTAAGGGCTTCACAATCCCCCAAGCCGTCTTCGGACGGTTCGCTTAACCATGGGACGCGATTAAATTGGCTGTATTGACGGGAAGCGGGGTCCGTCCACG